GCGGTGGCGAAAACCACGAAGGATTTATCGGAATGCAGGATCACGGTGATGACGTTTGGTTCCGCAATATCCGCGTGAAGGTTCTTGACTAATGTAATATATCATGAAAACGAACTATTTATTAATCTTATTCGCATTGCTGCTGGCAATTCCGCAGGCAGCAGATGCAAAAAAGAAGAAAGACATTGCCATACAACTCTATTCGGTCAGAGACATCATAAATAATGGAACCGACCTCAACGTAGTTTTGAAGAATCTGGCGCAAATGGGATACACCAGCATCGAAGCCGCCAATTATGATAATGGCAAGTTCTATGGCAAAACTCCGGAAGAGTTTAAGAATGCTGTCGAAAAGGCTGGTATGAAAGTACTGTCTTCACATTGTTCCAGAGGATTGTCGGACAAGGAAGTGGCTTCCGGAGATTTCTCCGAGTCACTGAAATGGTGGGATCAAAGCATTGCCGCCCATAAAGCAGCAGGCATGAAATACATCGTAAATCCGGGAATCGGTGTTCCTAAAACAATGAAAGAGATGAAGATGTATTGCGACTATTTCAATGAAATAGGCAAAAGATGTCAGCAGAACGGTATGAAATTCGGATATCATAATCATGCGCATGAATTTCAGAAAGTAGAAAATCAAGCGGTTATGTTGGACTATATGATTGAGAATACCAATCCTGAGTATGTCTTTTTTCAGATGGATGTATATTGGATTGTCAGAGGGCAGCACAGTCCTGTAGACTATTTCAACAAGTATCCGGGACGTTTCACCGTGCTTCATATCAAAGATGACAAAGAAATCGGAGATAGTGGTATGGTCGGATTCGATGCAATCTTCAGAAATGCAAAGGTTGCCGGCGTAAAGCATATTGTTGCTGAAATAGAAGGATACAGTTGTCCTGTAGAGGAAAGTGTCAAGAAGAGTCTGGACTATTTGCTGGATGCTCCTTTTGTAAAGGCGTCTTATAGTAAATAGAAGTAAATATAGAAAAAGGAAACAGTAGGTTCACGCTTTATTGCTTGAGTCTACTGTTTTTTTCTTGGTATTGCCCGGCTATTATTCTGAAAGATATGCAAAGTATTTATATACTGGATCATCGATGGCACTATAAAAGAAAACTCCTTCAAAACTACATGAACTTATTATTAGAACTGCTAATAATAAGGCAGGTATTACAATATGTGTTTCCGTAAGTTCTAATTTTTAAAATATTAGTTTGTAAACTTATTAACAAAGACAGAATTATCTTTTAGCCAGGCTGCTGTAAAGAAAATGGGGACCCCAAAATCATTTGGACTGATATCAGAGTTTATATAATCCAGTAGGTACTCCAAAGGATTATCCGGTGTTATGTTTTCATTGGCAAGGGGATCCAAAATTAGTCCTCTGATTATTGAGCTAGCCATGATTGATTTGCTTTTTTCCGATATATCTCCCTCCTTGGTAGTGGATTTATTTAAGATCTCATTCAATGCAACCTTTACATCCTGATAATTTAGGTCCGATTCAACAATTAGAATTGATCGTCTTCCAAATTCTATAGAACCAACATAAATAAGTTCACTTAATTGCTCTTGGACTATCGGAGAGTTGCTCAGTTCCTCCTCAGGCATATCCATAGCAATGGAAAAATAACTCTGACTAATATCTAATACTGCCACTGTTTTATGAATTGGATTAGGAGATGTTATTTTGAATAAGTCGGATAGATTAATTTCCTCACCGAAAAATAAAGCTAGCTGTTCATAAGAATCTATCTGCTTCAACGTAAATGAAAACTGATAGTTAGGTTTCAATACATTATTTTCTTGCAGCTTTTGCTGAATAATCCTAAGCATATTATCGTATGAAGGTGTAATCGTTTCGGATTTTAAAGGCAAACTATAGCTAATTGTAATGGGATTCATTGGCACATTAAGAAGTTGATGTAGACCGTTAACATCATTCGCTTTCATAATACCGCCAATAAATACCTCATAAGAATTTTTGACCGCAAACTTGGTTGACGTATACTGATTATGTTGAGCAAAACTGCTAACATGGAGAATAGAAAAGAAAATGATAGATATTATTACTGCTTTCATGTTTTCTATATTAAAGTTTAACTTCCGGGATTAATTCAAATGTGTACTGTACTCTTAGCCACGCCACCTGATTATTTAGATTGTCACTGTTTCCACCCAAATATGTAACTAATTCGGAATATGATAATAATGAGTATTTCTGCCCTATCACCGATAATGAACCATGCATATTGTTATCCTTTACCCAGAAGAAACCTGTATTAAGGATAAATGTGACTTCCCCATCTTTACTCCCACAATAGTCCCATGTACCAGTAACGCCATTGTATAAATATAAATCACCCTTATTCCATTCGGCTTTATACTCCTGAATTAACCCGCCTCGTTTGATGATTGATACAGAATCATTTTTGAATATAATTTTTTCAGGTTGAAACATTGTCACACGATCCCCAAAATATTGACTGGACTTATCAATATCTACCACCCCAGGCTCCTGTCCAGCTGGTTTATACTGTAATTCCACAATATTCATGGATTTCGGGTAATAGCTCAAAACGTTTATTGATGGCTGCTCAATGATCTTATGGTTATCATCAGAGCAAGATGTAGCCACAATTGACACAAACAATATTAATAATAAAGAATTTAAATGCCGCAATATCACTTTATCGCGCCCTATAATCTGCCGGCATTGCCTACTTTGGCTTACTGAAAAAAACTCAAGTGTATTTTTAGATATGCTATCTAATATTACTAATAGGGATAATGGTGCTTTTCTTTTTATCATCGCTAATATTTTTATAATAAGTATATTATATATAATATTTTATCCTGACTAAATATGTTTTGTTTGCAGGGTTTACCTCACAAACATATAAAAAACAGGAATGTTCTCATACAAACCCAATATTACTCCCAAAAGCTGAGATTTAACACTTTCAGTATATTTGAATCTCTTTACACAACCGGACCTGAAACGGCTTAAATAAGGAGTAAACTTACCGGATTTATTGATATAACTGAGATCAAAAAGCAATAGCAAGACGACTACTCAACTGAGATTTGGCCAAGTTCTGTTTAATTTCACAAAAAAATAGCGCATCTCGAACGAACGAGGTGCGCTTTAATATTTAGCTATAGAATTTCCGTCACTCTGAAAGATATGCAAAATATTTATATACCAAATCATCAATAGATATTTCATTTTGCTTGAATCTTATTTTATCTAATGAAGTAATTCTTTCTTCTAAATTTTTCCGTCCTTTATAAACTGTCAAAATATAATCTTTTCCATCACGATTAATAAGCGTAGAATCGCTAAAATCACGCATTTGTGAATCAGACTTCACATAATTCAATGTGTATGATACCCTGACACATCCTTGCACAGGAGCAAGGATGCCTTTCGCCACTAAATCTTTCACATCTCTGTTGGCGGTATCTAAAATCATCCGTATAGTAATCCATACCAGGAATTCCCGTTATCTCAAAATCCGAACGCCCGGCAGAGTTATTCTGTTCGATAGTAAACGTATAACTGCTACTCAGATAACGGGAAACAAGTGCATAAAAAGAACAACGAATAAAGTTCTCATTTATTTATAGGATATATAGCCAATATGCAGATGATATACAATCTGCGTATTGGCATTAATTAAATACTTTAACTACATATTTGAGTTTGCAAGCATACTCATTGGTTTTATTTGCGATGCATGATTAGACCAACTAGGAGCTGCTTTATATGCCTCAACTGACTCATCCGGAACGTACATCTCACTAAATGGACCATATCCTATATATCCTGTTCCTGTTATTACAGGAGGGATTATTGCTTTGCAAATAAAAGTGGGATACCACCCATTCCCATGTAAGAAACTATCACCAATTTCAGTAATAGTTGAGGGAAAGATTATTGTATCTGCTTTAATCGTCCAACTAATAAACCCTTGAGGTATACTAGTCCTACCTTCTTCCACTTCAATATAAGTCAACTCGCTACAGTTACTAAAATGTCCAGTGCTAATAAACACCCAACTTGCAGGAATATATAACTCACCTTGTATTCCAGTATCCGCAAAACATCTATAATTTAAAGTGGAATTATTAGGCAAATTTATTTTATTTAATGTTCTTAGTCCAGAAAAAGCAGCTTCTCCAATGGTAATTTCTTCAACATGTGATAGGTTTAAACTTGTAATAATAGTATTTTGAAATGAACTATTATTTATATTCCTTGTTTTTCTACTAAATTCCACCGATTTTAATGAGATACAACCTCTAAATGCTTCATAGGGAACAGTCTCTAAACTAGTGATATCAACAGATTCAATTCCCTGACAACCGTAAAATCCTCCACTTCCCATACTTGTTATCCGACTTAAATCAAGATGCCCAGATAATGAAATACATTTTCTAAAAGTATTACTACCTAATGAGGTAACATATTTGGTAAGTGGTAATTCTGTCAATGAACTACAGTTTTCAAAACTATTCTTCTTTATTTCTGTAATCTTTGAATTTATAGGATAATGACAATATTCTAAAGAAGTACAATCATTAAACAAATAGTCTCCAATTTTTACAATTGAATCAGGAAGCTCTATCTTTCTTAAACTTGGGCAATTACTAAATACAGTACCTCCTAATTCTATTAAATCAATACCTTCTTCAAATAAAACTTCTGTTAAGTTTAAACACTGATCAAACACTGAATTTTTAATTGCTGTTAAGCTTTTGGGTATTTTTATTCTCAAAAGTCCTGTATTTCGTAAACTTTGTATTGATAACATTTGTATATTAGGAGGTAGAATAATAGAAACTAATTTCGTACAATTGAAGAAAGAATATGGATATAATTCAGAAATTGATGTAAAATACTGTAATTCATCGAAACTAGTTATTTCTTCATTATCTCTAAATATTTTATCAGAAATAACTTTAATGCTTTGAATCTGTTGTTTTGTAATACCAACACCATCTCCATACAAATCAATAAAATAATTGCCTATTACCGCATCCTTGAATCTCACATAAAAATCACCATTGATATTCAGAGTCAGCTTCTTAAACGCATTTCTCAAAATCTCTATCGAATCCTCATACGCATTAGTATTAATCGTAATTGTTCCATCCAACACCGGGTATTCATCTTCTCCGGCTAATCCTTCAGAGCTTAATCCCTCATACGTACCGTTCGAGAGTGTTGCTAACTTATCCAACATATCTGAATCATCATATGTTTCATCAAATCCTACAGCACGGATACGTTTCAGTTTATGATCGCCACCTTGCCCAGTTTGTGCATCCATTATACTGACCAGCAATTGCATCGGCTTTACTTTCGGACATCCGGTTATAAAGAAGTCAGTAATGATCTCTTCACATAAATCGATTCCCACCCCTTCATTTGTCATTAACGGATAATTCGCTAAAGACAAATACTGATTGTAAGCACTAAACTCTACAGTCCGGAGTCCTCCACCCTTCGGAAGAATGATTTGTACAAGAGAAGTTCCATCAGCGTACACTTCCTGTAGATGAGTACACCCGGCAAGATTCAATGTACCTGACAATGTGGAAATATTAGATAGCAATAGTCGTTGCAGAGATGTACAATTAGATAATGTCAATGAAGATATAGATATGACTATAGCCTCTGTTTTGCTTCCTAAACGAATATCACGAAGCATACGTCCCTGAATAATCATGGAACCTTGCACATTCTTATTATACCAGTCACCTATATCCTGCAAGTAGGAAGCACCCTGTATTGCATTTTGCTGATCACCGGAACCGGATAATTCAATCTCCATTACACACACATCTCCAGCTTTCGTTCGTGCACCCCGAATTATACTTGTACCGTTAGCAATAGCCGGATACATATCCATAGCCGGAGTCAGTTCATATTTAATCGTATTACCAGCGGCACGCACAGTGATAGTATCGGAACCATTAGCAGAGAACAAGCCAAAATTATACTTCGACATCATATAAAGGATGCGTTTGGTCACCCACCGTTGTTCCGCAGCATAATGATCACCCAATGACTGTGTAATCGGGTCTGTATCATTCGAATAAGTTCCGGCATTATAAGCCAGTTTACCATTTTCATATGCTATCCTTGCATCAGCGTTAAAAGCATTAGAAGGGAAATATTCCTGAGCCTCATCAAAGAAATATTTTTTATAGAATGCATAAAGTTTCTCAAGATCATTACCACTTTTTAATCCGCTCAATGCCTGCATAGAAGTCATCATCAGGCGCATATTAGTAGTCTTCTCTTCAGCAAAGGCAAGTTCCATCAAATTAAAGAAATTATTAGATTCACCATTCCATACAGATGCCCCAGTTTCATCTACATCATGCGTTTCCACACTATACGATTTCTCCGGCAAACCACGATTAGTCGTATCAAACCGGGTATCAGCATCATCGATACGCCATCTCCATTTAGAATTCTCCATACCGAAAGAGTATGGATATGTATTTTTTGCCCGTTCGTCCGTACCGGCATTAAACTCCACATTATTCATAAATGTCAACGTATCTTGTATATGCCAAAAGTCCGGTGCTTCCCGGCGAAACTTCGAGATACGAGCATTGATAAAGAGAGTATTCAGTTCATCATTATTTTTTCCTGTTAAGTCCTTACTTAGCAATCCATAGCCTTTATCCACAAGCTGAGAGTTAAGATTTATCTGCCCTTCACCTATATCAGACGGAATGAACCTACCTTCTGCCGACTCGAAATAATAAACATTATATTGGTTCACATCACCGGCTTTCGCAATCCAAAATTCATAAGGCTGATTTTTATAGTCTGCAAGCTGAGCGTTCAACTCATCCAACGTACCGTTGAAAGGCAAAAGTCGTGGTGAGCACTGATAGACGATGTTATATGCCGGAATAAACTTCGATATATTTTCCAATTCACCGGCACCGAAATCCCATGAATTGGCTCCATTATACTGAAAAGCCTCCTCATCTTCATTATAGGCAATATATGATTTATTCGGATTCCAGGGAACACGGAACAAAGTACATAATGGCGAATTATCCGCCCCTTCAATAGATATCATGTCCGGAAATAAATCCGTATCATACCCAAAAGTATATTTATCTCCTTTATCCGGTCCGAAAGTATATAGTCCTTTGAAAGTATATACCGATTCCCCGTCATCATTCAACGATTTCTCAAAACAGACAAATGGCATCTGATAAACAGCGACACGAGCATTCTTATACATTTCCGTCTGCATAGCTTCATTTAACAACCCCATTTCACGATATAAATCTTCGTAAGAGTTGACCGAACCTATTTTATGAGATTGCATTGAGGACGCATAATTCTTTTTCGCCGTAAACTTCTGTCCAGCCGGAATCCAAGGTACCATTTGCCATTTCTTACTTCCGGTTGTCCCGTCTGCAAAAGTAATCACAGAGTTGTTTTTATCCAGTTGGTAACGGGTATTCCACAAATAATATTTCATGGAAGATGTTCCTTGTCCCTTAGCTGCTACATTAGTAATAGAAACATTCCATTCCGGATGATCATAAAAAAGAACTTCCAGTGTTCCAACCCGCTGTGTCTGATCGAGCATATACGGGATCGTATTATCAAATACCAGACAATTGAACTGATCTCTTGTGTTATCAAAGTCTATCTCCGAACCATTGGGATCCAAAATATCATTAAAAGCTTTCACTCTTGCCTTTTCTTCCGTATCAGACAGCCAATTGATATAATTCGTCAGTACTCCCTGTGAAGTTAATCCTGATGCATACTCGCGTATACCATAAACATCCACATCGGCATAATCCGACCCAATAACAATAGCTCCCGATTGAGCGAAATAATCATTATCTTCATAAGTAAACTCCCTGTTTTTACATCCGTTGATATACAGTATACACAGATTAAATCCCGGGTTACCGTAAGCCGTCGGCAAAACAGTCAGCGTCAGCCTTGTACGTTTTCCTTCAAAGGTATGCAAACTTTGCACACTGTCATCTTTCAAAGACTGTGTATGCATGATGATGTCATCCGCATAAAGATTCAATCCTATAAAAGAATTTCCCGATGGAGATGATATCGTCATCACCGGTTCCGAATAGTTTGTCACATTATCCACTCTATAATCAATTTCAATGGTGATTCCTCGACGGGCACACTCTGTACTGAATGGATGACGATCTATAGTCAACAGAGACCCCGCCATCAGACGAAGAACTTTTTCTCCATTCGTATTCGTAGTCCAACAATCATTTCCCCAGTTTACTCCTTCCCATAGTGCTTTCACCTCAGAGCCATCAATCTCATTCACTACCGCCTGTCGGTTTGCCTGACTATTACTACGAGTTTTAGGATTCAGATAAAACACAGCTCCCGGTACAGCAGAATAGCCGGAAGAATTATCCACGGCAAAAATAATAGGTGCAGTGAGATCATCATCTCCATCCTTCACCAAAGCTACAATGTCAAATCCGGAGTTATCCATTGTCTCTATTTCAAGGGAAAGAGAAAAAATATGCTTTGCCGAACAAGTGATGCTGTCCTCATTAGACACATATACATCCGTTGTATCCTTGCGAACAAAAAATTGTGCTGACGTAGTTACATTGTCCCCATCATACATGGTATATTCAAACAACGTATTTTCAGCCCAGTTCATTCCTTTGTTAAGAACGTTATTGATTGCAATCAACTTAGTTTGGTCACCGGTCATTGCACAGATCACATTAAAGGAGACTGTTCTTGTTTTAATACTTCCATCCGAATTAGCAACATAAGCGGAAATATTGAATACTCCTGTCTTTCCAGGATGCGGAATAGAGTAGTTGTACGAGGTTTCAATATACACTCCCATCCCTACAGACACTTCATACAATTCGTTATAATCTGTTCCAGTGACAGTTACGAATAAAGTTTTCGATACATTTCCACCTATATTCAGATTGAAAAGAATATCTCCACTATAGGCAGTCCACCATTTAAAATTATCGGCATTAATCGAAAGAGTAGTCAGTTGTACTGTATATACAAATGCAGGAGTCGTCGTTTCCGTAATCTCACCAGTGATTTTAATCATTACATTATTGGCACCGGAAGTCAGAAACTCGGCTACATCCACATTAAGAGAAGTAGCAGAATTCACGTACATCATCTTCACTACCACATATTCTGTATTGTTGGAGTTACGTACTGAGATCTGACAAAGTCCACGCTCTCCTGTATTTTCATACGGGTCTTTCGAACTATATCGTTCCTGGCTTATGAAAGTGAATTTCAAATAACACGGTTCTCCTTTACTGGCTGATATATTTTTATTATCAAGATCATTCACAATACGCACATTGCGCTGCAATCCGATCTCCGTATTTCCCATCTCCTTCACATTCCATTTACTTCCATCCCATATATAGAAAAGGTCATCATCGAGCACATAACACAAAGTAGGCACTTCAAGCCTCTCCAATGGAATGTCATCTCTTTCTGCAATAGTGCGTACGCACTTGATTCCACCTTTTCCATATTTACTATAATGGGTAGGATATCTATCTTCACCAGTTCCCGGAACAATAGGAGCATATACATTCGTTCCTTTTAAATCTTCACTCATTATCTTCTGTTTTTTTAGTTTTCATATTCCATTCTTTCATATTTTCAATTTATGGACCATACGTCCTGCTATAATGAAAATAAATATGATAATAACCAGCATGGCAGCACCTCCAAAATCCAGTTTAAACTGCTGCCATGTGGAAAGCTGTTTTTCCACCGGGAAAGGAATCGGTATAGAATCAGTCTTTATCAAAGTATCCGTCCTATTCACATATTGATACTTATACAGATACTTACATTTATACTGATATATCGTATCTCCCTTTACCGCTATATATACACTATCATGCTGATATATGCTATCATGCCTTATGCTATCACGAGTCCGATACTCCGTTTTCACGATTTCAACCGGAACATATAGAGTCCGGCAGGAACTAAGTCCTCCTCCCAATATCAGAAGGAAGATTATCACATCTACCAAACATCTCATGATGCGGTATCTTTCAAATAGTCAGTAATTCCATCAATATGCGTTTGCACTACCAGTTGTTTTCCTTCAGCAGACAAAAGAAATTCTACATCTTTTTTGTTATCCTGAAAGAAATTCTCTGTTAATACAGCCGGACAGATCGTATCACGGCATATAGCAAGATTCTGTATCCAAAACAATTGTTCCTGTACTGGTTGACGCACAAAAGCTGATTTAGCTTTAGCAGATTCAGCCAGGCACATTGCCAGACGCTTACTATTAACAGAAGCATTATTTGATACAAATACACTCCATCCACGTGCAGTCAGCCAATCCATACCATAACCTGCCGCATTACAATGAATAGAAATTAATATAGCATTACCTTCAGTTTCCCGGTAAATGTTATTTGCCCGCCTACATCGTACGGAAAGAGGAATATCTATATTCTCTTTCACTATGCGCTCCGCATTAAAACCTTTTTCACGTAATCCGGTTACTATCCTATCTGCGATTTCTCGGGTATATATCCATTCTTTCAACCTTCCATCCGGCGAACATTTACCTGGTGTATTTTCACCATGTCCGTTATCTATCAGTATTTTCATGTTTCAATGTTCTTTTAAATTAATAATCGCTTGGAGGCTGTCTTCTGTCACATCTATGAACATCACATCGTTTCGCTTCAGCCTCCTTTAATTTCAATTCAATTCCGTGCCGTTTATGAATTTCATCTAAATGGGCAGCTTGTTCCTGACGAAGTTCTACATAAATTGTATCAATCTTTGCATCCCTTTGGGCAATACGTTCCTCAAGCCAGGCAATTTGTTTACGCTCATTTTCGCTTTCCATAGCATCTGCAGAAGCATCTTCCTTGCGTGCGTTTGTCTTCCGGTTTACGTAGAAATTTACGATCCATTTTATCGCTTCCAAGCCACCGAGTGCACCTATTATCGCTAACCAATCGTTTAGTTCCATAGCCTTATCTATCTAAAATTTAGTAGTACTTTTATTACTAAATAATATGAAAGCACAGTTTTCTTCATTATTCATATTTTTTTTAATTAACAACAAGCAATTACACCACTTCACGTGACCAAATTCTATTTACGAAGGAACGTTAAAATTGATACCATCTGTATTAGGTCCATATTTACCTAAATATATTGCAAGAGCCAATTGCAAAGACTGCGGAGTTGAATAGTAAGTCCTATAGACACCATTATTAGTATAAGGTCTATCAATGAACCATGTTCCAGCACTAACATATTCACCAGAACCGCCATTCAGCATAGGTTCCATAAACAAAAAATTATCACTATGCCCAACAACATAATACCTAAGTTTTGAACCACCCCAATGAGCCAACAATCTGATGAATGAGCCTTCCCCTCTCATATAACATGTTCTTATTTCAGCCCCTTTATAGTAGATTCCTGTATATAAAAATGATGTATCTCCACCTCCTGTTCTAGAAATATTAGGACCATTTTCATATCCTCTAGTAGCAGTACTAACAATCGTAAACTCAACACCATCAAATTTCTTACTATTAGGCAAATATAAGGCAGAGCTTCCATTGAATAGTATATTTACCTTACTATAAGCAACTTTGCTTGGATCAATTGAAGTTCCATTAACCTGTATAGGAGTATTTGTTGCAAATCCATATACATGCCCTCCATTCGTATATTGATTCCCAGTTTTAAGATTTACTGCATAATTAGGTCTAAATGATCCTCCTTGTGGATTAGCAGGTGTAAAATTTAGGTAATTGCTAGTAGGATTTCCTTGGGCATCTTCTCCTTGTTGACTGTACATATAATCACCACAAAATACAGCACTAGATAGTTTCGAAAAATCATTAATTTTTATTTCATCAGATTCTATTCTCCCCTTAAACTGGTACGTCCCATTTTCTGGATCCATCTCAAACATTATCTTATTGTCTGCCAAAGCAAAGATTCCTGTTCGCTTTTTACCATCTGCTTCTGTCAGACAATCCTTTCCCTGTGCTATACCAGTCAATTTTCCATCTGCAGAACGTGTTCCACTGAACATTTTGGGTGTTACTATGTATCCACCACCAATTTCCGTAGCATATCCATTCCATTCTTCAATCCACGGTAAAAGATTGGCATCCTTTCCCGGCTCCCCCTGATTACCTTTCACCTTTATAGGATCTCCCCATTCTCCAGTTTCCGCATTCTCTGCTACCTTTTGAGAAATCCAAATAACAGCAGCAGTTGCATTGGTATGCCATCCCCCTGTTGTTCCATTTCCATTTGGTCGTGCAGGTTCCTCCTCACTGTCATGATAGGTAATATAGACGTCCTTTCCATCTTTGCCGCTCGCACCTTCCGTACCGTCATTACCATCTGCCACCATCAATGTCCATGAAATGCCATTATAAATATATACGCGTCCATCAATCGTGTTACGGTAAACCCAGTTTTTCTGCGGGTTTGCAGGAGACGTTGACAACTCTCCTTTCCACACAATATCAAGACCGTCTTTTCCATTCTCACCATTAACACCATCTAATCCATCTTTACCATCTTGCCCCGGTTCACCCTTCAAATTTTCTTTTGTTTCATCATCCAGATTATCCCATGCCAATTTCACACCAGTACCAAAACGAAATCCCTCAGCATCCCATTTGATAGCGCCTCTTCCGATAAATCCTGAGCCATCAGGATTAAACTGATAGAGCACAGAGCCACCATTATCTATCCCTTTAATAATTCCGTTAACACAATAAAATCCTTTCAACCCATTACTTCCGGGAATATCGCCACCCATACGAACTTTCAAACAATCAGACCAATCTTTCGAATAAATTCCATCCAATACATCAATAGCAGGTTGCGCTCCTTCGTCAGCATGCATATAAATTGCAGAATGCCGACCGATATATTTCTCATCATGAGAACTATTTCCAAATTGCACGATGTCATCTCCCGGTGCGGGAGGATTCATCACCACTCCTTCCCCATCTACATCAAATTCGGATTTAAGGATACGGATAACACCCTCCGTTACTGATTCAATTTCTACATGATATAGCTTCTGTCCACCAGAAAACTCCTGACAACGAATAAAGTCATGTTCTACAAAACTCATGTCCGCGTCTTCTATTGTAATAAGGTAAGCTATTCCGTCATCAGAAACAGTAACCGTTTTTATTTTTCCACATCCTTGTGTGATAGCTTGCGCACCGATGATTGCACGAATCTTACTTACCAATAACTCAAATACAGTGAACTGTCCACGTACCCTGAGTGCATCGACCTCAAGCATCCATTTTCCTGATACATACTCCCATATCTTCCATCCATGCCCAGCGAATCCGGATACAAAATCTTCCACATACTCCTTCACTCCGTTTGCTAATTTCTGCCCGGTTTCTTTGGCAGAACAGAGGAATCCATAAAACTTACCGTTACTTAATATTGCCATTACTTTACTTCTATATTTAACACACCCGTTTGAATGCTGTTTAACCTGAATATTGTATAACTCTCTGTGTACCCATAAACATTCGTCACCGTCCGAACTTCTTCTACCCAATCTGAATTACGCAATCCGCCAATCCAAAACTGAATATCAGAAATCATGGAAGCAGGTAAAATATAATAAGGATACTTGCCACCGGAACAATCAAATACAGTAGTTTTTAATGGTCGCTCGGCCCAAGAACTTGTCAATGCCAAAATCTCTTCATCGGTGAGAGCCTCATGGACAGAAACCCCATAATACTTCTTCAATCTGAACTTCACGGAGGTAGAATCCCTATAAACTTCACCATTATAGACAGCGGACAAAGTATACGTTGTATCAGCTGTAACATCCTTATATTGTTTTGCCCGGCTGTCAATAGGCATTGACTCTCCATTGACAGACTGTGATGTAACATCCCGGTCATAACTCCACGAAAGATTAATTGTTTGCGTACTTCCTTTCTCATAAATTCCGCCTCCCCCTGCCAGAGACAAGGTAAACGGGAACACCTTCGACATCAATTGTGAAACATTAGAGAACAATGTCGTGTTTACTGTCCACTCGGAAGCTCCGGCAAGTCGTACTATAATATCATCCGTCTCCGATGTTTTGTCAGCTTCTTCACTGACGTTATCCATTCCTCCAAGAGTAGTAACTCCACCCCCTACAGACAACTCTTCTACGATTGCATCCTCAGACTCTTCAATGAGTGACATGAAAGAAGCCTCCTCGGTTACTTCTTTTTTACGGATCACCAGTCCGTTATTAGCTTCTACCAGTTCCGATGATACCAGTCCTTTAGTGAAAGTTATCCGTCCTGCCGCTTCGTCATTATAAATTCTGCTGAGCGCCCTCCCTCTAATCTCGTTTATAATCCTTTTCGAAGAAAACACATTCCGGTCCGATGGTTGTGTTTTATCATTTATACCGATTACATAGACTCCGGTACCGCCACCGCCATTTCCACTTGATCCATTGAATGCCTGTCCTTTGAAAGTCAGGGAGTCCACTTTGTTTTCTATTTCCCCCAAGCGGGAGTATGCAGCCGTTTCACCAATCGTATATACCGGATGATCATGAGGGATATCCAAAGCACACTCATAACCGATAATACGCGACTGACGCCCATCTTCGAAATAGTTCTTGTTAATAAGATTCACACGGTCGCCTAATTCGAACCTTCTAATATCCCCATCGTTATAAATATAGTCAGGCAACATCTTACAACTATAAGTAGAAGGGTCTTGCATCGATTTCTCCACATACTTTTCAGCCATTTCAAGCAGTTCTTGTTCGGCACTTGGCAGCATGTTATCAGAAACAAACTTCGTATCGAATCCATAAAGAACATACGTATCACCATTGGAAGGCTTCAGGGATTCATCAGGTATAGGGCGCCCATAATCTTCATTTCTCACAATTTCAAACACTTGTGCAAGAGGATTCCATGAACCATCAGCATTCTTTTCCGGCTGTTGGTCTTCATTTTTATCCTTATCCCAGGGGTTAAACGTTACGGTAAAGCTCATTCCGTTCATTGCTCCCGACTGGAATATAATATTCAGTTCCTGTCCCGGCAACACATAATCTTTGGAAAAAGTCATTCCGGTATCTTTAAAACGATAGGCATTCCATTTCTTGAAAACCGGTTCTTTACCTTCCTCTTCTATCTTATCCGTATATTCATGAAGAACAATATCAGACATTGTCCCTATCCTGCGTGGGTAAACATCTTCAAAAACAACCACCTCTTCAATAGCTTCTTCCATACTCATCCCTGGAAAGGCATCGATATAGGGCGTGTCACCCGGCAACATCAGGCGTTTCTGTACTACGCCATTCATCACTACGTCTTCATCTTGCGGACGATAATCAGACGGCAGGTTCCGGGTTGATCCGAAAGCGTAGATACGGGTAGCATAACTGGTCTGGCTATCCGAACGTGTCATATTTCCTACATTTACCCCTATCTCAAAATCTACCGGATCACTATATTCACATCGTCCGAAGTGTATGATGCTATCCGTTATCCACCATTCGCATTGCCATGTTTCTGCAATCTGTGTCAATGCGTCAATCATATTCGTGCTATCATACGTAATCAGTTTAGCAGAGTTGTCTACCGTACCATCTGTGACGTAGCTGAAAGCCCGTCCCCTGTAGTTATAGCCGAGTACTTCAAGATTCTTCAGGAATACTTTCATGTGAGTGTCCAACGTAGAGGTCAGGCTCCATCCGGACTCTTTGTTTCCTTTCTCTGGAGTATAGAAGAACTTCTTATTCTTCCATTTCCAATAGTAGGCATCCAGTCGGAGATCATAGTCGTAACCTCCCGTTTCTGCGTTATAATCCGGCTTATATAAATCAACAAGCTCAAATACCCCTATCTCGTTGTCGATATAATCTCCCAAAGAGAAATACACAGGTTTCAAAGCTGAGAACTTCAAAGTTATATAATCCTCCTTCATCAACAGGAACTTACGCTTGCTCCCTTGATTTATGGGAGTAGAAAAGCGTATATTTCCGGATATGTCTTTAATATCTATCATACTGTTTTCGTTCTATCATTAGGATTCGGTTCATATAGTTTCAGTGAGAACTTTCCAATGCCGCGCATAAACTGGCTGAATTGGCTGCACGATTGATAAATCGTTTTGTACACGACTTTAGGCTGATACTTGGTTTCTATCTCAAGTGCGCCTGTTGCCAGTTCTTCACAAAAGCTATTGTATCTCTCAAAAAACTGTTCCTCACTGGAAGCCGTCAGGTTAATCTGAAGAGTCAGGTTTCTCACATCTACCCTTGGATTGGCGATGACCACCCGTTTTCCATGTTCCAGCCGACTCTCGTTTTCTATAAAAGTTTTGTTGGAGGATGGTGTCATTAGTTCGGATAATGCATTATTATCCATGCTTATGCCCCAAGTAGTGTAGGCATCTTTACCGTTAATGTATAGTTCTTCTTTCATAATATTACAACTGTTTCGTCCTTATCTATTTCCATTTCACAATTACCGACATTCACTATTAGAATCACAGCATAACCGGATGCTTTAATTTTAGCCTTTGCACCGTGCATCAAGATTACTTTATGAACCACTGTATTATCATCATAAGTAAGAATTCCGGAAGTGCCCCCCACCAAACCAATATTGGCATCATTAGAGCGGATGACCTCGCCGCTATCGACAAATACTCCAAACTCCTCAACATATTCTTTCATTCCCTGAAACATTTCCAAAGAGGGAAAATTGTTCTCTTCACAAAATTCCCGACCTTGGGGAGTGAAGAAAAGCCATACCAGACTTTTCCAGTCACTTACGCCATTCGATTTACTGCAAGCTCCGAATAAGGAAGCTGATTTCATTATATCATTTACTGATTCCATTACCTTGTTATTTTGTGGTTAAACTTTTTGTGTTATAAGCTATATTATCAAGCTTCTCTCCGAATCCCAATAGCACCTTGGTATATTTCGCAATATCTTCCAGATGTCCATTAGACATCACAGCAAGATTTCTCATTTCGGTCAACAAGATGTTGCCGGTAGAAGTATTCGTACACAATGAAGAAAGATTACCTAAAATGAAAAACATTGAATTTTTAATTTCTTCATTAGATATCTGCAAAGCGGTAAAGCGGCCATTCAACTCATCTCCTGTTTCCTGAGACATTGCAGTAAACCCACCTTTGGTAGATTCTTGTGAAGAAGACTCTTTTTCGTCACCTTTCATGTATTCATCCGCCCAACCAAACTGGCGATCCAAATCGTCCATAATAGCCTGTGCGTCTTTCTCTATTTGTTGCCGTTCCCAATCACTGATCATTTTATCTGAGAAGAATCCTGCCAACTTTGCACGTAGTTTCTCCATTGGCTCCGAAGAAGCAGCTTTTATCGCCTCCGTAATCATCTGCTTAATCATATTCTTCACGAGGTCTTTTGAAGATTTTGCCTTATCATCTCCGGTGCTCCATGCGTCAGCATACGCCTGTGCAAAATCATCAATAGCAGCTTTCAGGTCTTCACCGAAAATGACATCTATTGCCTTTTCTTTATTGCCGGCTATAACCTTATCTATATCCTCTATCTGTTGCTCCCATTCATCAATTCTCCCCCAATCAGTTTTCTTTTTATCTTTCTCTTCGGCAATCTGATTCCGAATAAGCACTTTCTGTTGTTCAAGCAATGTATTCTGCTGCTCTATCAGTTCGGAGGCATCCGTAGAAAATGCTTTATCCAACGAATCACCAAGATTTTCGTATGATTTTTCGAGAACTTCTATTTGTTCCTGAATTCTTTGAATGTTCTTTTCATTCTTGGCATCATGAAGTTTAGCAAGTGATGATCCCAATGATGATACAAGACCGATAGCAGCACCGGCAGCCGCTCCCCAAGGACCAAACATTGCACCTGCCTGAGCGCCAGACATAGCTGCACCTGCTGCATCCATAGCTACGTTCATTCCTTCTGCTACTCCACTCAATGTGTCGTTTCCAAAAGCATCTCCTAAACTGGACAAAGCATCTGAAAAGAATTTAGTGCTCTGCATAGCTGCATTCAGTGAGTCTCCTATTTCACTCAATGCTGTTTTTAATTTTTCAGGATCATTATTAGCTTCGAAAAGATGCTCGAAACCAATGGACATTTTATTCAATGACGTATCGCTCGAATCTGCCTGCTTATTTAAGTCCTCAATACTTTTTTCTATCTTCTCAATTTCCGGAGAAGAGCTTTTCAAAGCATCGAAACTCTCTTGCGAAATGCCAAACTTAGCTCCTTCAGCAGCATCCCAATTTCCATTCTTTATAAAATCTAAAGCCTCTTTTGCCTTGTCGACAATAGTACGCATATCTTTAACAGTACGTTCTTTTACGTCAGAAAACAGTTGACCAAATCCAGATGAGCTTTCTGCCGCTTTTATGTCTAGCTCAGAGAGAGACTTTGCAGTTTCTTCATCAATAACCTGCTTTTCACCTTTACCTTTACCTTCTTTTCTTTTCTCGCCAAGGTCTTCAATAGCCTTACGTTTTTCCATGAAAGTTTTATAATCTTTCAAATACTCATCCATTGCTTGCCTTTCAGATTCATAATAGGCACGGAGTTCATTTGTTTGTTTTGCATCAAGCTTTTTACTTCGCTCGCTAAACTCCTTTTTCTCTGATTTTGTCAGAACTTCTTTGGGGGCGACAAATTCTTGTTTTTCATACTTAGAATTTTCAGCCTTCTTAACATCTTCTCCTGCATCAAAAATAGCTTTTTGCTCTTCAATTCTTTGTCGTTTAAGTTCCTCCATTTCACGCTCAAGAGATTGTCTTTCTTTCTTCTGATTCAATTCCAGTTGTCTAAAACTCTTATCAGCTCCGTCAGCCATTGCATCAATTGTCGCCTGCTGAATTCGATTCTCAGAATCTTCAGCGAAACGAATCATTTCTGTCGCTTGCTGTTTTTGAAGTTTTATACGTTTCTTATGAGCTTCTTCAATCGCCTTTGTGTTATCCTCTTTCCCCAAGGTAGACTTCTTTTTATTTTGCCCAAGTCCTCCCATTACATTATCATATTGTTGGGAATATGAAAAAGATTGTTGTCCCAGAGAAATCATTTTTTTATGCGATTCTTCAGCTTTCTTCGAATAATCTCTTTTCAATATTTCATCATATCGTAATATATTCCCATCATCAGCAAGCATTCCTTGAGCTTTCAGCTTCTTATACTCTTGCATATTAGCTGCTTGCTCACCCTTTCTAATGGAAATACCATTTACTACAACAGTATTTTCTTTATCCTTCTTTTCTCCCACTCTCGTCCAAACATCAGTAGCATTCTTTGCCTCCACATACGTTTTTGCTTCTTCTTGCATCTTATCTGCATACACCAATGATATAGCTTTAGCCATCTGTGCCTGAACAAATTTATCTTTATTATCAATAAGCAATTGTTGAGCATCTTTCACACTGCCGATCGAAACACCCAATTCATCAAATGCTCTCTTATTATCAGCTATAAATTTCTTTTGGGCATCCATATCATTACCAAGTGCCTTAAATTTAGTAGACAATAATTCAATCATCGCTATCGGTTTAGCTGCATAATTTTGAATACCATCATTAAATTCTCTAACACTTTTATTCAGTTGTTCCTGTTCTTCTTGTTGCTCTTTCGTCCGGGATGACCATAAAGAATAAAGTCCTATTAGCGCAGAAATACCTGCTAAAATCCAACCGATCACAGGAATAGATTTTATGGCTAAACCTATTGCATGGAAAGATCCTGCTAGAGCAGTATTTACAATAACACCCGCCGATGCAGCACCCGTCTCCACCCCTTGTGCTGCTGCAGCCTGAAGAGTGATAGTTTTCCACCACAGTTTTAATTTACCAACAACGTTCAACTGGAAAGCCGATTCTTTACTCAGCACAGCATTAACCTCTTGCAAACCATTAGTTACAGCAATGGCTAATTGCACTTTTTGCATAATCTTTTGTAGTGTTTCATTTTCAATAGAAAATAACTCTAGCATAGAGGAGACTGTCGAAAAAGAACTAGACAAACCATTCAATCCGGAAATCATTCCGTCAAATGTAGTACCCTTATCTATATTTTTTATAGTGCCAGACAAGGATTCAGCCTTCTCTTCCAATTTCGCATAAGCTTCTGTATTTTGCTGCCCGGCATTACGCATTTTTTCCATTTCCTCAAGTACCGATGACATTTCAGTACGCAAAACAGATAGTTCATTTTGAACCGCTTCCAATTTTTGTTGATAAGACAATAGTTCTGCATTCAATTGTGCCAATTCATTATACTGATCACTAATATTCACAGAAAGATCATCTCGTGAATCTATTTCTTTACCAATAGATGATTTCCGCTCCTGTCCATCATTAGTTGTATTCGCTGTATATTTTCCTAAATCATTCCTTAAATTCATCAAACGCGCTTGATTTTCGGAATCCAACTTAGACAAAGATTTGATAGCATCATTTATCTGTTTATGCATACTTTTAATCGCATTTCCCACCGTACTTGTAGTCAAAGTTACATTATCAGCCATCTGCTGAAATGACAAACTTACTTTCTGTCCTTGTTTTTCCATCTCCTTTGCTGTAATCTGAACAGCAGAGCGTATTTGCTCCAATTTTTCTATAAAATCAGAGTTATTCACCGTAATATCAAAATTTAATTTACTCATAACATATAATTCTCATTTAGTTTATACACCGCAAAGCTATTCCACATTTCAATCGTTATTATATTTTGCCGCACAGTATTCGTGACCTCTTAGAAATAGTCACTATTTTCAATTTACCTACACCAATTTCATCATTTTTGATTCCACTTTTCGCTATCTTTACTAATATATTGTTACCAATTACCTAATTAGCAGTAATTAATCAATTCATTCACCAGTCCAATATAAAATTTTACAAAAGCTTTCCCGATTAATATATTATGTATACATTTGCAAAAACAGAACATTCAACACATTATATATTATGAAAATATTAGCCATAACAACAACAGCCCTTTTGTTTGCAATAAGTGCCTATGCGCAAATTACAACTATAACAACAAAAGAAAAAGAAGTACCAGTAGATGTACAAAAGTATGATAGTCTTGAAAGTTTAGATTATGACAATGCCCCATTACACAAAGGACAAACATTATTTCTTAAAGGTGATAGCTATTCAAAAGAAAATGGATTTTATTGGGGTTTCTATTCTAAAATCACTGATAGGTTTGGGGGCGGCGATCATATGTACAAACCAGTCCCTGGGAAAAAAAGCGGAGAAATAGTCAGTAGCTATTCTGAGTTAGCAGGAAAGTATTATAAGGTATTATCTGTTGAATCTAGAAAACCTTCAGTAGGTGATACCATTTACTGGCTTAAATTAATGGGTAACGATAGCATACCTTTTTATTTTAAATTAGAAAAAAACTATGGAAATGATTTTGTGACTTTAGGCTATTATGAGAAAATGAAACAATCATTTGTTGGCAAAGAGTTCTATTTCAAAGGAAGATATGAACTCAACAGAGTCGACATAGAAGAAACTATAATACCTCCCTTCAAAACGAAATTCAAATGTACCGATATTGCTGTCAATGTAGGAGAAGACGGACCAATATTTGCTGTACTAGAAAATGAGAAGTTCGGTAAGGTTAAAGGAGAGATTATTAGAGGACAAAAATTAAATCACTTCATAACCATTACATTTTATAATGAATGCGTTAAGAAATACGGAACAAAATTTGGGAGTTGCGTAGCAGAAGGAAAAATTGAAATTGGCATGAATAAAAAAATGGTTCGAGATGCTTGGGGAGCTCCTGATCATATAAATACAACCACAGGAAGTTATGGAACTCACGAACAGTGGGTATATGATGACCGATATTTGTATTTCAAGAATGGAATATTAACATCCAGACAATACTAGAAAACAGAGTATTTCCTGATTTCAACAAATATAGAGCTGCCAAAATGTATCTATTATAAGATTTCTATTTCACCTTTATGTAAGTTTCATCTTCTAACAAGCGACATAACAAGTATTATTATCTCACTTCTCAAGTATTAACATTTCACATATCAGGTATTAATACCCGACAACTCAAGTATTAATACCTGATATTTAATTTCATATAGAAAAACATGAGCTACAAAATTCTTTCAGTACATGAAAATTATCAGAGAATCTTTTGGCATTCAATATATTCTACCTACCTTTGCAGCATTAATTAACATTAATGCTTTGCCAGCAAAGCGGCAAAACAAACATAGGGAAAATATTAACGGGAAATATACATTGTGGGACAAATAGATAGTGGGAAATGCTATTTGCCTATATAAAGCTCAATATAAACATGACTACAGTAAAAAGAAATTCCGCTTAATTTCTAAGCAATGAGATGATTATACACCTACCTCAATAATCGTGCATTATCTCCACACTTATTAGATCAATTAAACATATTCAAAAGAAATACAATCAAAGATTTAAAACCAAATCTTTGGTAATAAACCTGCAAAACAAACTTTTAATAAACATATAAAAATGAAGAAAATCTTACTACTATTGGTTCTATTGCCAATATTCATGACATCATGTTCTAATGATGACGAATCCACCGAACAAACTTTCTTTGTAAACGTGTACACTAAATGGGAGGACTCAGAAGAAAAAGTTGCTAAAAAAGCCTTTCTGTACATTTACGAAAATGAGAACAAAAGTATCGACAACAGCCAAAGCACTATCTCGGTTGTTAATGACGGACTAATCACATATACAGATGGGAGCAAATCTTCCAAGCCCCAATATGCTACTAAATTTCAATCCGGTGTATTCAATATTGAAAATATGCCCAATGGAGAATACATATTATGGGTTACCTATATGGAAGAATATGGGGGGCGTACCTATTCATCTTACAAAGCAATCAGCGTAAACCACGATTATAGAGGGAAAAGTGAAAAGAAGGTCTTTCAAACTTCTATGCAAGACCAAGGATTGTATGTATATCAAAACTGGTAATCAGAATTAATATTAACTTTTTTCTTAGAATCTAAGAAAAACAAACAGCTATTGTATGAAAAGAATTATTTTGAGTGCTCTAATTGGATTAATGGCAATTAGTGCAAGCGCACAACTTATGCGCAGTGAAGAACTGGAAAAGTACGCTAAAGAAAAATTTGGCGACAAATGGGTAGATGCGGCAGCAAACATAGGTTCACAACTTGCACTGGACAAAAACAACTCTCTGACATATACTCAGGTTATTGAATGTGGAGAACAAACCAAAGAAAAATTGTATGTTACTCTTAACCATTGGTTTGTAGAATCTTTTAATGACGCAAACTCTGTCATTCAACTTAATGACAAAGAAGAAGGAGTTATTATCGGCAAAGGTTACCTTTCTGATATTGCAGGACACTTAGGCGGAATGAACGCATATAATGTCAGCGTTCACCCTATTATTAAAGTGGACATCAAAGATAGGTAAACTTCCGAAAACTTTGGCAAAACTAAGTGGATAAAGTAAGTGGCTGGAAATTAGAAATGTTCGCCGTATCTCGCTTCATTCTGCCCGGAAGTAAAATAGCAGAATATAGCATGGTTAAGCCAAAGATTTCTGACTTGTCCGTTGCCTTTTTGAGTTGCCTTTTATGGCGTAAAATACCTCCGGCAACATGGCGAATAAAGCCCAGACCCCCAAAGAACACTCGTTTTTGCTCTTAGTTCCGTCCAAAGGTACGCAATTTTTTCCAGCAGAGAGGAAAAGATGCCTTTTGAACAGGAAATATGAGTTTTATTCTCCCTGCGGCGGAATACTGCATACCTTCAAATAGCTCTATATCAGGTAAATTTGCATTAATGATTAGAGTTATGAAACAGCAAGAGTTAAAGGTGTCGTTCTACCTGAAAAAGAACGAAATCAAAGAGGACGGCAGATGTCCCCTTATGGCAATACTGAGTATCGGAAAATACTCCGAAACCACATTCAGCACCAAAACGAACGTGCCGCTATCCCTGTGGCAGTCGGGCCGTGCCACAGGGAAAAGCCAGATCGCCAACGAGATCAATCAACGGCTGGATGCCATCCGTGCCTCCGCCCTTTCCCATTACAAAGAGCTGTCAGCCGTCAACGAAAAAGTAACGGCGGAAAACGTAAAAACCCTCCTGCTGGGTATGGCATACGGTCAGGAAACGTTGCTCGATTATTTCCGTACCCATAATGAGAATTTCGACAAGCGTATCGGTGTAAACCGTAAAAAAGGTTCAGAGAAAGGCTACTGGCACGCCCTGGCCCACCTTACCAAATTTCTGGAAGTCAAATACAAACTTTCGGATATACCTTTCACGGCGTTGGACAGGTCGTTTATTGATAAATTCGACCTCTATCTGAAAATAGACTGCGGACTGGCACCGGGTACGATCATATTGCTTACCACCCGCCTGAACACGATTGTCGGGAACGCCATTGTCGAAGGTATCATCACCAAGAATCCCTTTGCAGACTATGAGCCGGAGCGCCCCAGGCACAAGCAAAAATACCTTATCCGCAAAGAGTTGGATAAACTAATGACAACCCCGCTTACCTGCCCGAAACATTACCTTATCCGCGATCTGTTCCTCTTTTCATGCTATACCGGCATTCCGTACAGCGATATGCGGAAGCTGACGAACGAGGATATTTTCATAGCGGAGGATAAGGTAGTCTGGATAAAAACGAGCCGGGAGAAAACAGGGATGGACTACGAGATACCCCTGCTCGAACTCCCGCTGCAAATCCTTGAACGATACAGGGATACTGCGGCCGGAGGCCGGTTGATTCCCATGTACAGTAATTCGGAAATAAACAGGGAATTAAAAATTATTGCCCACACCTGCGGTATCAACCGCCGGCTGACATTCCATTGCGGACGCCATACCTACGCTTCCGAAATTACGCTCTCGCAAGGCGTTCCCATCGAAACGGTGAGCCGTATGCTCGGGCACAGCCAGATTTCGACGACACAGATTTACGCGAAAATCACGAACGAGAAGATCGACGAGGATATGAAAGCACTCGAAAAAAGGATTACAGGGCGATTCAAATTTGCACTTTAAAATTGAAGATTATGAACACAGTAAATAAAGAAAATACAAAAAAGAAAAAACGCAGTACGTTTGCGATTTTATTCTATATCAACCGCACTAAAATCCGTAGGGATGGTATGTGCCAGTTACTTTGCCGCCTGAGTATCGACGGTGAAAATGAACAGATAGGGACAAAAGTTTCGGTTAATCCCGCTATCTGGGAGCCCGGAGAAGGCGAAAGCGGAGGCAGGGCCGCCGGAAAGAGCCGTAACGCGCTGGAGGTAAACAAGGCTATCGGCCTGCTTACCGGAAAGATTAACGGTCATTATAACCGGATATTGGAAAGCCAGGGTTTCGTCACGGCGGAACTTGTGAAAAATGCGCTCAAAGGCGTAGCCCAAAAGCCTGTTACGCTGATGAAACTATTTGAGGAACATAACGAGGAATTTAAAAAGCGCGTAGGTGTTGATCGCAAGAAAGAAGCATACGACATATATGTAGTATCGTATAACCACCTTCTTGCCTTCATACGGAAACAATACGATGCCGATGATGTAAGCCTGCGCAGCCTCGACCTGAACTTTTACGAGGCTTACGACCTCTTTTTAAGGACAGACCGGGGATTACAGCAGAAAACGGTTCACCAGCATCTGTATAACTTCAAAAAGATCACCAAGCGGGCTTTTAATCAGGGAACGCTCCGGCGCGATCCCTACATGAAGCTCTTTCCCGAACTGCCGCCGTTAAAGAGCCGTCACCTCAAACTGGAAGACCTGGAGAAACTGATGCGGCACCGCTTTAACAGACCTAATTTATGCCTTGCCCGTGATATGTTTGTTTTTTCGACATTCACAGGATTGTGTCACGCCGACCTTACCAGGCTGTCCGACGAGCATATCGTACAGGCAGCGGACGGCAGCCTGTGGATTGAGATTAAAAGGCAGAAGACCGGCACGGATTCCCGTATCCGCCTGCTGGAAATCCCGCTGCAAATTATGGAGAAATACCGCCCGCAGAAAAAAGACAAGCACATATTTCATGTTTACGGCCGTGGTTATATGGGCAAACTGCTATGCGAGATCGCCGGGATATGCGGTACGGGCCACATCACCTTTCACAAGGCCCGGCATAATTTCGGAACGCATATCACGCTCTCTCAGGGTGTTCCCATCGAAACCGTTAGCCGGATGATGGGACATAAGAATATAACCACCACGCAGATATACGCCAAAGTAACCGACCGGAAAGTGGACGAGGATATGAAACAGCTCAGGAAAAGAACCGCATCCCAATCAAAAAAGATTACTTTGTACGAAGATGAAACGCTCCGGGCGGCTATCCGTTATCCCGGAGCAAGAAAAAACAAGCAAGTAGAACAATCAAACAATCTATAAATATGAATAACGAATCAATTACCATAGAAAAAGGGCGTGTAACCATTCGCCCCCGGCAGGGAACCGTATGGCTTACCCAGCACCAGATCGCCGACCTTTTCGGCGTGTTCGTATCAGCCGTAAACAGCAATATCCGCTCGATACTTAAAAACGGAGTTTTGAGAGAAGAAAAAGTATGCTTCCATGAAGCTACTGCCGGCGGCGGCAGAACACTCTATAATCTGGAAATGATAACGGCACTGGCTTTCCGGCTTAAATCCCTCAAAGCCGAACAGTACCGTCAGTGGATAATCGAACAGGCGGTAAATCCGCTTGTAATCTGGAAAATTCCGGGCATGGAGGCTATGCTGAATTAACTCCGCCCTATCAAAACAAAGAACGGCTCCATCACAGATTGGGGCCGTTCTTTCGTTTAGAGTAATTCCATTTCATCGAGGCATTGTTTTCGTCCGTCCTCCAGGAATTGTTGTATCTCCGATTCCTTGTAAATCACCTTTCCGCAAATCAGGTAATAAGGTATCCTGCCTGCGGAACGGTATTCCTGTAACGTCCGGCGGCTGATCTTCAAAATATCCGACAACTCTTTATCGGTCAGAAAACGCTGTCCGTTAAAGGTGCGTCTGTTGCCGTTATCCAATTTATCGAGCATTTTAATTGTCTTTTCCATACGGCGGAAAAAGTCGGCCACGCACGGTTCCTGCTTGTCTATTAAATAGCTGTTCATGGCGTTGCGATAATTGGATGGTGCGACATTTCCAGCAGTTTCTGCACATCTTCCGGCTTATAGAATATCTTATGCCGGATTTGACTACACGGCAGCAACCCTTTTTCCCTGTAATATTGCAGGGTGCGTTTGCTGATTCCTAAAATCTGGCAAACCTCCTGATGATCCAGCCATTTCTTCAGCCCCAGATCATCCTGCCTGCGGCACAATGTTTCGGCCTTCGCTTCGATTGTTTTCATACGCTCGGCCAATGCGTTGAAAACCTTTACACTTATGCTTATCAATTCCATACTTCTACATTTTGGCCATTCCCGGAAAGCAAATATAAGAAGTCTGGAGCATCTATTTCCCGCTTCATTCTTTAGCGGATGCCTCTGTCCTTATACTGTCGGCTTCGGGCAGCCAAACAGTCGATCACTTCCATAGCTTAGTGTCCGCAGTGATTTTAATTCCCGTATAAAATCACTGTGCGTAATTTTTCTACTGTTCTCTGATATAACGTCTTCCTCATTTTCTTATGCCTTAAAGAGCCGGTTGTAATATGATGAGTTCTGTTGCCAGAAGCGAAGATATATCAGGGGTTCACGCACCCGAAAATTTTTGGCAAAAAATCTTCCGACATCGTTCCGACGTTGCGTATTTCTCACAAAAAATTTGCGTGTGCTAACCCCTTATCTTCCATGCTTCTGAAACAGAACTCATCACACCGGCTCCGTCACGGCATAAAAAAAAAGTCAGACGTTATGAGAACAGCAGAAAAAAATAATTGGAAACGAGAATCTATCAACCTTCCATCCAGCATAAAATTGGGAGCAAAGATAGTGGCGACCGTAGCAGGGTTTTACCTGTGGGGGGGGGACTTTATATGGGTGGTTTTGGGCGTGGTTTTCTGTTGGAATATCCTGAAAAGCATTGCTTCCTGCCTTGTATCTCTTATCTGCCTGATTGGCTTTTTCTATTTCCTTATTACTCACATTTTCTAATCAATTAAAATTCAAAGCCATGAGCGAAAACATTGGACATATTAAGTACGGGAGCGTTGGTTTAGGTTGTTGCGAGAACCTCTATTATACCACATACGACCAACTGAAAAAGGAACTGCCGAGGGCAACGTATCAACCCGGAAATTTGCAACCTGCGGATTACCTCAATCCAAAGTACCCTTTCCGATACCGCTTCCCCTTCCCGGATGAGAATCACGAAGAACTGTTTGGAAGTTACGAAGATTTTGAGCGAGGGTTTCAAATAGCAATTCCACGGTATCTGTTTAACGAGGGCGAATTGTCAATAGGACATAGTAATTTCTACATACGCCACGAACATACATCCGGCTATTCATTCGGCATGAACTTTCCCTGTCCGGGAGACGAAAAAAACGAAATGCCTTTTCAGGACTTACAAAACGTAAAGGGATACTTTGTACTTGAAATCGTACAGCAGAGAATCGTAGACAACCAATTAACCACGATTGCACGATGCCCGTTTTGTGGCAATAAATCCCGAATGACAGAGCAGGAAATTCAAATCATACACCGGATTATCCACAGCGGGACAACCTACTACAACGACCTTACAAAACAGGTAATTGACATTGCATTGGAGGGTTATACAAAATTCACTGAAATAAAATAGTCATCAATATGGGGCGGAGCCAATCCGCCCCACAAAATCCCAAGACGATGAGAACCGAAAATAAAGCAACCGATTATTTCAAAGCGACCATTCAGAACTATCTGGAGCAGAGGGCGCAGGAAGATGAACTGTTCGCACCCGTATTCGCCAACCCGAAAAAGAACATAGACGAGTGCGTGAACTACATACTCAACACCGTGCAGAAAAGCGGTATAAACGGCTTCACGGACGATGAAATCTATTCGATGGCACTTCATTATTATTCAAAGTAGATTAAAATCAAAACTATGCGTCTCAAGTTGTTATAATATGTTGCATACCAGCAATGTAATCTC